AGGGTTTTGGCTGTTGCGTCGAGGACGTGTTGTAGGCTCCGCATGATTCGAGCCAGCCAAGAATGAGATTGTTACACGCGTAATCTTGCTGCCACGAGTTGATGAAAAAGGGAGCGAGATTCAGCCTGTTAAACTTGAAGTTGAACGGGGAACCCTTCGATGATCCCGCCAGCATCGCCGTCATAGCATCGTTCAGAGCAGACGTGGCAATGATCTCGTACGATCCGCCAACCGGCAGTGCCGGGGCGAGATCACCCAGTGCTCGGGTGATGTCCACGAGATTCTGTAGAGTGTAACTTGAGTTGCCCATGATGCTCCTTATGCAAGAATAGTGGGCGGACCAGCTTGTGACTGTCCGCCCTGTGTTTTATCGTAACGTTGTGGAAGCGATGTTCTCCCGATATTTGTCAGCAGCATCGACCATCTTACCGGACGCCGCGTCATACGCGGAGAAGCGGCACTGCACGGAGCCGGACATTGAGTTGTTCGTCTCGAACATTGTCGCACGCATGTATTCTTCACGAGCCTGTGCGAAACGTGCCTTGTCGAAGATACCGTCCTGCGGGGCAACTACAAAGCCCTTATCGTTGAAGAAGAAATTCTTCTCGATAGGAGGTGCCCATGTCTTACCGCAGCGAAGACAACGTACCCAGATGTCGCCATTGATCATCTGATGTTTCATGATGGCGTACTGGATGTTGTTGCCACCAGTCGTCAACACACGCATGTCGCGAGGTGTTACGACTCCACCCTTCTTGTGGGTGCAAATGCGATACCGATATGCATCGGTTGCATCCTGCTGTGCGAAGGTTCGGCCTTGCTGGGCACGATCCTCCTGCACTTGTTTCTCTTTGATGTCTCGATCAGCGAGTCGAGCCTTCAAGTCCTTGATGTGATACTCGCGTTCCTGCTTCTCAAGTACCTTGGCTTCGAGTTCGGCTTTCTTCAGTTCAAGAGACAGCATCTTCTCTTGCAACTCAATCTGCTTGATCTGTTCTTCTACACTCGGGGCGGGAAGTACAGCCGTCGTTGTGTTTCTCTGTTCTGCATTCATGACTCCTCCTATTCATCTAACCTGCCGCCCTGATTGCGGAAACATTGCAATGTGGCGTTGTATCGGTGGAATGCCTCGGTGGTAGCAGGCTTTCCAAAAATCTCATCGGCTTTCTTCTCCGTGATGACACTCTTCAGTATCAACTGGAGTAGACATGTTCGCCAGCCACGATACCGCTCTGTGGTTGGCACGCCGTGTTCATCAAATCGCATGACGGTCAGTTCAGGCATGAAGCCTGTCTGTACCCAGCATCCAACTTCGGCGGGTAAATCTCCGCGTTGGACGACTAGCGTGATCTTCCCCTGCTGCGGGTGCGTGCGATACCAGCACTTGATTCCCGCTTTCTGGAGAAGACTGATGAAGGTCGAACTGTGCATCACTCGCCCGATCCGAGCACCAGCGTCAGCGTACTCATCGGGTGTTACAAACTGATATTCTTTCGCGGTCTGGTCATTGAACTCTTTGCGTTCCGCAAGGGCGTCCAATGCCTCGTTAGACGGCGTAGCATCGCTCACCCGCCCCGCATACTCCGCGATGGCTTCGAGCAGGGCAGGGTCGTCCTGTCCGAGTTGTTCCCCGTAAGTTTCCCACGGGGCGGCATTCTTCAGCCGCGTACCCTGATGCTTCGCTATCTCTTCGGGAGTAAGAGTTCCCGCAACGGGTGTAGGTGCGGCGGCTTCCCAACGGTCGAAATAATCTTGATTGGTGGTCAAGGCTCCTCCTAATTGTCGGCTTCTACAAACGGGAGAAGCCTCTCGCACGGTTCGATGCGTGATAATCGGTACATGCCGCAGGGATCAGCCACGGGGGTTGCCGACGCTTCACAATCGTTCTAGACCGATTGATCCACCTGACTCGTGGGTTCTGGTAATCCACCATCCGCCACTTGTTCTGTGATCACTGCATCAAATTGACCGGGGTGATCGAACTCCCCCGAACAGAACCGTTTGAACACGTCGTCATTGAACTGCGCTAGTTCCAACTGCGCACGCTGACTCTCAAGAGTCGCTCTCAGTGCCTTGTGTACGGTTCGTAAAACTCTGTTGCTATTCCGAAGGCGAGCAACCTCTTCTGCGAGGGTACTATTCGCCACGAGCAAACTTTCGATGGTATATGTCTCCTCCGACATAACTCCTCCTATTTTGGGTGGTACTGGATGATGTAATGCAACGCGATCATCGCCGCGCCTGCGGAGATGAGGGATGCTATCGTCCGCACTACTTCGAGAATGTGTTTCATGCGCCCTCCGCATGTGGAGCGTGCCGCCGTCGTCATCGTTGCGTGCGGCGGCACATTCTCCAGAATTCGTTACGGGATAACCGTGACGATCACCTGAGCGTAGATCATCATTACGGGATCGCCGTAATTCTGAGTCGGCTCGGGATCGATTGCGGACCCTGCAAAGTCGAAGGTCGGAAATGCCACTTCGATGATTGCTGTACCCAGTGCCAAGGCTGTGACCGTGATGGTCGCATCGTTGGTGCTCGATGCTACTGCCGAGGCAACGTCAGCAGAGTAACCTGCGAAGTTGCTAGGCTTGTACCATGCCGGGGTTCCGGCGGATGGGTTGTTGTACGACCGTGCGGTGAAGTCGCCTGTGGGGGAGTATGAGTTATTCTGCACATCCACCAGAGCGGCGGTCAACGTTGCTGCTGTCTCGTACGTGCCTTTGGCGGACAATGACAGAGTCATTGCGTACTGTGCGACGGGGTAACCGGGAGTAGTGCTCACGGAATTAGACCCGCCTTCAGTTGCGCCGATACCCTGACCATTGATCGGGAGAGTTTCACCTCCCACAACGTGGGTGCCTTCAGTGCCCGGATGCCCGAGTGCCCCGCCTGCGGGGTTGGACAGAGCCGATGCTCCTGTTCCACCGGACAGAACGACGTAAGCTGCTACGCCGAGTCCGTCTGTGGGTACATGCTGCGGATTGGGATTTGCCATTTGAATCTTCCTATCTGACGTGCAGCACTTACCTGCACGTGAACTAAAAGACGGGCGGGCCTTGAGTGGTTTCCGCCCTTGTCTGTTTAGCTGATCGCGGATGCAGCGTCAATCTGCCGCATGCGGATCGTTGTGTCCGGCCCCAACGAGGTTGTGAAATGCACTCGGTAGGAGGTCCATCCGGGGATCAACCCTTCAGGATCGGCAACAGTCGGCTCTGCGTTCTGCACGATGTTGCACTTGATGTTGCGCCAATCGCCGTCACCGTAAGTCGTGTCGTTCTGTGCCCCGAGGTTGATGGCAAAGATACCGTCACGTCCGAAGATATACGTGCGAAGTGCGGCAAGCCCAGTGACACCCTTGTAGTTCGAGGTCTTTGTCACGAGGTTTGTCTGGAAGAAATCCACGCCTGTCGAGGGCAGTGTGATCACTTCCGTCAGATCAACGCTGACCAACTCGTCCATCCGAGCCTGACCCGCAGGGGTGTGCTTCAAGATGTCGATAGGAGAGTCGTTGCTGTTGTCAGCCAGCACGTCGCCAAGGGCGAACGGATGGATGACGCCGACGAATGCTTTGGAAGCCTCGTCGAACGGACGCACGGAGCGACCCGCCAGCGACTGAACGCTGTTTCGGATTTGGCTCAGAGACAGTGCCGTAAAGGACGCTGTGCTTGTTGCGGCCAGTTGTGTCAGCACGCTGGCGTCGATGCTCGATGCACCGTCCGCAGTTGCACGGACCAATGCGCTCAGAGACTCGCCCAGACGATAGGACATTTCCTTAGCCACGTTCTCAACAGTCTGGTCAATGGCGGTAGCCAGAGACAGAGACGAGAAGTTTGCGTAGTCGGCGTACTCACCGATTGTTGCGGTGGTTGTCAACACGCTCACAGACAACGAGGAACCGACGCTTCCTTCTGTGGTCTGGTTGGTATTCGCTGCCAGCGGCACGTACATGAACATCTCGTACTGGTTGCCGGACTTCATGGGCAGATCAAGACGCTCTGCGCATGCAACGAACGGGGTCTGTGCCTTCAGGTTCTCACGGAACCGCTTGTCGTAATACTTCACCGTGGACTGGGGCAGGTTGGAAAGTTGGTTTCCTGATGGGGAAAATCCACTCATATTTTTCTACCTTATTGGGACATTAATTCGCACGCTGTCGTCGCCGTTCAGTCGCCTCTTTTTCGAGACGGTTGACCGTTTTCAAGAACTCAGGATTTCTCGCTGCTTTCTTGTATTGATCGGCAGACATCTTATCAATGTCAGCAAGAGTCAAAGAAATTTCCGTCGCAGAGGTTGTTGCTACTCCACTGGCTGAAGACACTCGGTCGTTCAAGCCTGACGGTACTTGACTATGTCGCTTTGGTTGCACTGGCTCCTGCACGTTAATCCGAACGGGCGGCACCACTGGTTCCTGCGCTTGCGGAACCACTGTCTCCACGGGCACGACAGCGATAGGCTGCGGCACGGGCACCTGTTGCACGACAGGTGCTTCATTCAGCAATCCGGCTGAACGAAGTCTCGAACTAGCTAATTCAAAATTTTCGACGGTTGGTGCTAGCTTGTTCTTGAACATCCAATCCGTCAGAGTTTGTGCGTTCTCTTGATCGGTCGATTGATCGCCCGTAAGGAACGTCTGTTGTCCTGCAAATGCAAGGAAGTTTTCCTTCGCCCGAAGTTGCAGAATCGTCATCTGCTGGTCATTCAGCATCCGACGCAACTCGGCGGGAGTAACTCCCACAGCCGACTCAAGGAGACGGTCGCGAGCCGAAGCAAACTTCTCCGGGTCGTTCATGTCTTGTGTGATCTGAAACCGCTCATCGGCGGTCAGTTCTTTCGGCTTCAATTCTGTTACTGTGTATCGTGCGGCGTCCGGCGACACAGTCTCCGCTGGGGTATTGCGTAAATTCTCGCGAGAGACTTTTCGCAACTGACGCAGGATGGACGTGTTCTGCTCAACTAACTTCTGAGTCAGTTCATCGGGTGTGCGATACTTGATGACTTGTTTCCCGCCCATCGGACGATTGTGCTCATCCAATGGCTGATACTCGTAGATCGACTCCACGGGTGCGACTGGCACCGGAGCCTGACCGCCTGCTGTCGGGGCGGGTGTTGCTGATGTTTCCACAGGGCGCTCAACGCGATCCCGAACAGATGTCTGTACGGGCTTGCCCGAAGTTGTGGGACGGTCGGGCATTGAGGGGTCAATCGATTCACCCTCGGGTTGGACTGCGAGTGCCACAGCTTGCGGACCCTTGAATAGGGCTTCGACCTCTGCCACAAATGCGGGATCATGCTGCAACTTCTGCTTATACTCCGCAGACGGCATGTTGTCGATATCGGCTAATGTTAAACTCATATCTCCTCCTAAATTTGACTTTCTTCTTCAACAGGCGTAGCGAACTCCTCGGTGTACTGAGGAATTTCAGGATTGTCAGGGCTTCCAACACCTGATTGGTTGTAAGCATCAATCGCAGTGATCTCCGCGATGTGTTGCATGATGCCTGAGTAAAACATACTGGCGGCTTTAACGAGTCGCAGCAATTTGACTTGCTCGACCTCGTCTTCAGCGTTGATCGCCCGTATATTCATCAACCGAATCTCCTCCTCCATCATTAGCTGGAGGATGTCAAACCATTCTTGCTTGACGGCTGCTGCCATGATGCCCAGCTTCCGCTCGTCCAGCTTGAAAGTCGGTTTGAACACATTTGACCCATCGCTCGGCTTAATCATCTCTCCTCCAAGAAATTATCTCTGCGGCTCCTCACGGACCCCCGCAGTGCGGGGTGCATCAGATGAGGATGCACACTCACGCTTTATACAACAGTGGGCATCTGCCCTTCAAGACCCTGCGGACTTGGTTCGCCTTCAACCGCTTCGCTCATCCCGCTTGCCTTTGCAGCCTCACGAGTGATGTCGCGTTTGATACGATTGTCCGATGCCTGATCTTCCAGTTCCTGCTTCTGCGTGAACTTCTGTTGGTCGCCTTGCTGCTTGGCCTGCATCTGCTGCTGCATCATGGCGGCTTTGGAGTTCGCATTGCGTTTCTGGATCATCGCTGGCGTCATCTTCTTGATGATGTCGTTCTTATTCTTCCACTCCGAGGCTTCGAGCCACATGCCGATGATCGGCTTGAAGTCGATGTACTCTTCGTTGATGTCAGCCAGTGACTGCTGAATCTGTGGATTATCGAGAATCTGCGTGAGCATAACCATCGACTGTGCCATCGTTCGCTTTGCGGCGAGCGACGATCCAGCCAACACCTCATACTCAATCTGGGCGTTGTGGAAGTCCTGAAGGTTGAAATCGTTCAGGAAGTCTCCACCCTGCTCTTTGCCGAGGATGTGGTAAATCGATGCATCCGACATGACGTTGAACACGAGCATGTCAATGATGCCAAGGAACGGTTTGAATACCTGCTCGATGAAGTTGTCGAGAGGACCGTCCAGTCGGGTTGCACTTGCCCCAGCGAGGATGTTTGCACCGCCTGCCGTACGACCCATCGAGGATCGCGGCCCTGCGGAACTACCCTGCACGAGCATCTGATCTGCACCAGATGAAGACTCGGTTGCCTGTTCTGATTCCTTCAACGCTGCCCAAATGTCAGCAGGCATCTTCGGAGTTTCCAGCAGTTTCCAAGACTTCTCAACATCCGTACAAGACATGATCTTGCCAAGCCCAGTACGAATAGTCTGAGTGGGAGCATCGTCAGTACGATTGCGGAGATAGATGGGGTTTACGCCGTAGCTCAAAATCTTGAGGATGGCGTTGATGGTTCCCTGATCGACGCGTTGATTCTGACCGACGATGAGTCCAAGACCCATGCCGTAGAACGCTCGTGGCCGGTTCCACCAGTTGGCGGACAGGAATGGAATCTGATGAAACTCATTCTTGCCGACAAAGATAACTTTTTCTTGGTTCAGGACGCGAATTTGACGACCCTTGTCCCAGTACTCAAGAACTTCCAGCTTGGTCCGATGCGGATCAGGGCTAGACTTCATGTTGTTGCGCTCGGCGTGGTGAACAACGCCCTCGATATAAGTCGCCTGCTCTGTCTCCAGAGTCTGTGCTTTCGGAGGGTTGTTCCAGATCGCGTTGCGTTCAGCGAGAGTCGGCAATCGCCAACCTGTGATCGCTTCGCCCTGCTCGCCGTCTGCCTTCGCCTGTCCAATCGCCTTGCACAGATCGTCGAGTTGATACCAGTCCATGTAGCGGACATCGACAACCCATCCAGCCTTGCGAATGTCAGAGACACTCAACTGTGGATCGACCAGAACTTTGTCCAGAGGACGCCACTCGAAGAATGGGATCGGGATCGTGCGAACTTCCTGTGTGATGTCGGGCGGGGCGTCAGTCGGCAACACTGTCGTTGCACCGACTGTCGCGGAGTCTCCGTGATCGATGCTCAGTGTCGTCGCCTTGCGTTTGTAGGAGATCACCTCTTGCCAGTCATATCCCCACTTGTAAATGCTCGTGCCCAGATGTGCCATCTGTTCAAGGCCCCACTTAGTCTGGGTCTTGAAAGCACACTTGTCCATGATGAACGAAAACATCGCTGTCTTCGCATCAATGACTTTCTGGCTCGTGCCCGGACGTGGGCGTAGGAGCATCGGAGGGTCGTCGTAGAACAGGCCCTTATAGAGTTGCGGTACAACCGCATTACAGACCTTCGCAACAGTGAAACGCTGCACATTCGGTTCAAGAACGTACGTGTTCTCGTATACCGTCATTGGACGGGGCGATTGGTACAGAAGGTCCGCATCCCGCCACAGTAATGTCCACTGGCGGTTGGCAATGAATGCCTTCGCCATCGCCGCACTCTGAACGACGAGTGCGAGGTCTACATCGACCGTTTTTGTTTCTCCATCAACGGTAAAACTTTGTGCTGTGATCTGCTGGTTCGCATTCCCGTCAGGGACGATACCGACACCGTCAACAATTGCTTCTGCCATATCGTCCTTTCCTACGAGAACAAGTCGTTGAGGGGATCGTTAGCCGCCTCCGCAGCATCCATCGCTGCCTGTTGTGCCAATTCACTTGGGGCCATGTCGGGAAATTCCAACGCCGCGTTATGTGCGTTGTACTTTGCGTACTTCCCGTCACCGTATGTTTGGTCGTAGAAGGACTTGCCCTTCATGTCCGGCACAAAGTCGTGAGCGGCGGAAGTCATCTTACCTTCAATGTCCGCATAATCCGAGAACTGGTTGACAAGGATCGACATAGCATCCACGATGTCATCGTGTGTGCTGGCTGCGGTCCCGAACTTCGACATCTCATCGTACAGATCATTCAGACCGGGACATGTGTTGATGAACCGAAGTCTGTCGTCTCCGAGGAAGCGGAGCACTGGACCTGCCTTGACTTTCTTCGAGTTCAGCTTGCTGCCCTGTCCAAGCGGCACTAGTTCAATCGGAACCCGAACTTTCAGCTTGTCCATCTCTCGATAGACTTCTCGCTGGATGTACTTGATTGCGCCCGATTCTTCAATGCAGATGCGCTTCGGTCGCCACTGGAGTGCCGTCGCTGCGATCATCTGCGGGAGTTCATACTCGTTGTACTTGCCCCGCTTCATGTCTATAATGTAGAATCGACCGCCATAAATAAGAGCGGTGAGGATGACCGTGTAGTCCGCCCAACTCTTCGTTGAGTAGGCTGTATCCACGCAGGTAACAATCATCCCTGTTGAGGGGAGTTCCATCGCGTTGACTGTCCGACGCACCAGCAGTTCCTTCGGGAACTTGATGACGTGCATCTGAGTTGGGTCATTCAGATACTTGATCGCGAACCACGGATCGGTCTTACGAAGATCGTGGAGTTTCTTGTAATCGAGGGAGTGAGGGTTCCCCGGCTCATTGAACCAGAGTTCGTAATCCGTCTCCAACATCTCATCGTCGATCTTGCCAAGTTTCTTCGCGGCGTCGTTCGCCCACCACGCGGCACGAATGTAAACCTTCATCGGAAAGTCTTCACCTTCGATGAGGTACTTGTCCCTGTTTCTAATGTCCTGACCGTACGTATCTTCA